GCAAGTCTGCTGGCCGACCTGGTCGAAGCCAATATTTTGAAGTGGGCTAAAGAACCGATTGCTTTTGCGCTGCCTGCCCCTGCACCTACATCTGTCGTTGAGCCGAAATAAAATGGCCGGGGAAACACGTTCTCAACAGTCGATGGCAGAGCGCCTGGTGGCGGTGGAGGCGGAAGTAAAGAATCTGTGCCAACGGTTTGACAGCTTCGAGGGTCGCATGGATAAATTCATCGAGGAATTGCGCACAGATCTGAAGGAAGTTATCCGCCTGTATAACAACCAGCAGCCACTGTGTGCGGCGAGGGGGATTATTACGACCCAGCTCACCGACCAGGCTAAAGACCTGGAGACGCGGATGAAACGCCTGGAAGAGCTGTACCCGGCGATCAAAACCATTATTTGGATCGGGGCAGTGATCGGGGTATCGATCATTGCCCTGATCTGGGCGTTGATCACTGGGCAGGCGCAGTTGATTATCAAGTGAGGTGAATGTGAGCGTACCAGGTTTTGATTTCAGTTCTTACCAGGATGATCCGGCCACGCCGGCGTTTATCGATTTCGCCAAGGCCAAGGCAGGCGGGATGGAGTTTGCGATTGCCCGGGCAGCCTATGGGCTGGCGAAGGACAGAATTTTCCCACGCGGCTTCGACGAGGCACAAAAGGCCGGGTTGATCACGGGGGTGTACCAGTTTGCGGATTACCGGACGTACGCCAAAAATAACGTAGAGGCGTTGGCGAAGATCCTGGGCGACCGGAGACCGGCGTTTGTGATGCTGGACCTGGAAGAAAACCAGGCCTTTTGGCCGGGTATGTGGCCGAGCAATGGAGCCTACCTGACGACCTGGGTGTGGGATTACTTTAACGCATTTCAACCGATTGACTTCGGCGGGCCGTTGGTGCTGTATACCAACCTTAATACGATCCAGCAGATGCGGGCGTCGTTTCAGTCTCTGACAGACTTTGCCAAACAGGTGCCGCTATGGTTTGCCTGGTATGACCCGTCCGAGCCGCATTCGACGCATTATGCGCCGTGGACGAAATGGCACTTTAAACAACCCAGGCCTTCGGCGGTGGGCAGGCAGTTTGGGATGGAGTCGGGAAATTTGGACACGGACGTGTGGAATGGGACGCTGGAGGAGTTGAAGGCGTTCGTTACGGGCAGTGCAACTGCCCTTGATCCTCCTGGGGGAGTTTCAGACGCCGAAAAGTTAAAGCGGTTGTGGGCAGAGCACCCGGAGCTGCATTGACGGAGGTAGAGATTCTTCGCCGAGGACGGCTCAGAATGACAAACCAGAGGTAGTATGGCGAAACGTAGTTTGCAAAAACCGGATTGGGAAGATCTGCAACAGATTCCGCTGGGGCTCGAGATCGACGAGAACGAGCCCGGCGTTAATTTGTCTCCGGATGAGGCGCGCCTGCGCTCGGAGGCAGCCAGGAACACGCTGGAGGCGCAGGGCCGGCCGGCCGGGGAAAAGCCGGAATGGTACCGGCGCTACGCCGAGCTGCGCGCCGCCGGTTGGAGCTGGCGGGTGGCGTGCTACATCGCCTGGGCCTCCTGCCCGCTGAACGGACGCCAGCCGGGAACGCAGGACGAGCTGGCCCGCCAGGTGTTGGGACTGAACAGCGACCGGCAAATCTGGGTATGGCGCAAGAAAAACCCGGCTATCGACGAGACGGTGGCCCTGCTGCAGGCGGCGCCGCTGTTCGAGCATAGGGCGGACATTTTCAAGGCGCTGATCACCTCGGCGACCAGCGGGGATTACAAGAGCCACCAGGACCGCAAGATCGCCCTGGAGATGCTGGGCGATTACGTGCCACGCTTGAAGGTAGAAGGAGATCAGAGGAAGGTCTCCGATCTGAGCGAGATGTCGGATGCGGCTTTGGAGGAAAAAGCGCGCCATCGAACTGCAGAAGATTCTGCACAGGATCGCCAAGAGGCAGAGGATGAGCAGGATGGGGAAGGAGATCAGGAAGGTGACAATGCCTGAGGCGCGGATTACCCCGGAGCTGGCGATGGCGGAACGGGCTCGGCGCGAGCTGGCCAGGCGGCACCTGGCGCATTTCGGGCAGTATATAGAGCCGGGCTGGAAGGTGGTACGGCACCAACGCCTGATTTGCGAGTACCTGGAGAAGGTGTACCGCTACATCGATACGCACGGCCAGGAGGGCAGCGGGCGGTTGATTATTGAAATGCCGCCGCAGCATACCAAGACCACCTGGGCCAGCCGTAATTTCCCGGCCTGGCTGCTGGGCAAGCGGCCTAATTCCAACGTGCTGCTGACGGCCTACGGGGCCGACCTGGCGACCGAAAGCAGCCGCAAAGTGCGCAATATGATCCAGGGCGAGAGGTATAAGAATATTTTCGGCGAGCGATCGGCGCTGGCCGAGGCGGTCGAGATCTCGCCGGACAGCCGCTCAACCACCAGTTGGAACCTGGCCGAACCGTACCAGGGGGGCGTGATGGCGGCCGGCGTGGGCGGCGGTATCACCGGCCGGCCGGGGGATTTGATCGTGATCGACGACCCGTTCAAAAACCGGCAGGAAGCCGACAGCATCCAGCACCGTAAAGCGGTGGTGGATTGGTACGACTCGTCTGTGATGAGCCGGGTGCGCAAGGGTACGGCGGTGGTGATCATGCACACGCGCTGGAATCGGCTGGACCTGACCGGCGAGCTGCTCAGGGCGATGGTCCAGGAAGCGCGCGCCGACCGATACGAAGTTTTGTGCCTGCCGGCGATTGCCTATGAAGCGGAAGAATATGCCAAAAACGCCGAGGACCAGCGGGCGGCCATGCGCGAAGGCATTTTCAAAAACCTGAGCGACCCGCTGGGGCGGCAGCCGGGCGAGGCGCTGTGGCCGGAGGAGTTCAGCGCAGAGATGCTGGACACGGTCAAGGCCAGTTTGGAGGCCAAAGGCAACCTGGGAGATTGGTTCGCCCTGTACCAGCAGCAGCCCAGGCCTCCGGAGGGCCAGTTCTTCAACGCCGCCGATTTTCAGATCATCGACCGGGCCCCGGATGGGCTGCGCTGGGTGCGCTACAACGACCTGGCGGTCAGCGAAGCGCGTGCAGCCGATTTCAACGCCTCGGTGGCCGAAGCGGTGGACAAAGACGCCAACCTGTACCTGCGGGATATGATCCGGGTCAAGGGCTGGGATGAGTTCGCCGCCGACGTGAAAGTGGCCATGAAGTCCAACGCCGAAAAGGGCACGGAATGGGGCTTCGAGGACAATGCCTTCCAGATGCTGGCCTTCAAGCAGTTCATCAAGGACCCGGATTTGATCGGGATCTCGATCAAAGGCATCACGGCCGAGAAGGATAAAGTCACGCGGGCACGGCCGCTGAAGGGCCGCGCCAAGGCGGGCAAGGTCTTCCTGGTGCGGGGGCCATGGAACGAGCAGTTTATCGCCGAAGCGGTGGATTTCTGGACGGGGCTGCACGACGATCAGATCGATTCGGCTTCTGGAGGATTGGAGATGCTGGAAACTCCCAAAACGGTGCGGATGCATGTGGGGCAGGTTCGTCAACCGGGCAGTTGGACTGCCCTCAATCCAAGTAAGGTGCTGCAATGACGAATTCTGACGCTGGTAAAACCAGTTTGGTAGAACGGGTGGCCATGAGCCTGGGCAAGGCCGTGTCGGCTTTCCGCAATGGGGCCGGGATGATCGTCGACAACGAGCGGGTGCAGCGGCCCGGTTTCCTTTCTGCGACAGCGCAAGCGGCGAAGTGGAAGGGCGGGGCTTACAACGGCGACCGGGATGCAGCCCAACGCCGGGCAGTCCAAAACTCGTGGGTATTCACGGCCATCAACGAGAAGGCCATCGAAGTCAGCAAGGGCCGGCTGCACGTGTGGCATGTGGAAGGCATGGAAGACGATGCGGTGGTGATTCCACATCATCCGTTCGAGCGCGTTTTGCGCAATCCCAACCCTTTGATGAGCCGGGGGCTGCTGTTCCAGTTCAAACAGTGGTGGGCCGACCTGGATGGCAACGCCTACTGGTTCCTGGCGCCGGATGAAGATGGCGAGCTGGCGGAAGTGTGGCCGATGCCGGCCAATGCGGTGGACGTGGTGCCAGGCGATAAGGACCGCATTATCGATTATTACGAGTACCAGGCCAACGGGACCTTTTTCCACATCCCGCCGGAATATATTTGCCATTTTAAATCGACCAATGCCTGGGATATCTACCGCGGTCTTTCCCCACTGGTGGCAGCCATGCTGCCGGCGGACAGCGACACGGCCATGGCCAGGTGGAACGGGGCGTTCTTCGGCTCGGATAACGTGATGCCCAGCGCCATCGTCAACCTCTCCAGCGGCAATGCCAATACGCCCATCGACGACGCCGATATCGATGCGGTGACCGAAAAGTTGCAGAGCGAATACCAGGCCACCCGGCGCAAGACCGTGGTGACGAACGCCTACCAGATGGCGGTGCAAATTTTGGGCTGGAATGCCAAAGATATGGATTTCTTGCTGGGCAGGGACGCCACCAAAGACGAGATCTACCAGGATCTGGGCTACCCACCCGGCTACGCCGACAAGAATTCCACCGAATCTAATTCGACCGTGGGTTACGCCAAATTTATGGAGCGCATTCATGGAATTTTGAGCCTGGATGCCGAGCAGATCACCTCGCAGATCATCATCCCGTGGTATGGCGACGCCTACGGCGGATCCGACCAGGAAGCCCGCTTCGACGACGTGCGGCCGATCAACCAGGATATGACCCTGCGCGAAGCGGATGCTTCCAAGGGCGATATGACCCGGAACGAGCGCCGTAAACGCTTCTGGAAGCTGCCGCCTTTGCCGGGTGGGGACGAACTGCCGGCGGACGGCACAGCCGGGCAGGTGGGACCGGTCAGCGCCGGCCTGCAGGATGGCATATCGCAGAATTTGCTGCCCACGCCGGTGAACGCTCTTCCGGAAGGGCGGCGGGCGCTGGTGGAGTTGGATTTGCGCAATTGGAGGACCAAGGCGGTCAAGTCGTTGAAATGGAATGGCAAAGCGGCAGTGAAATTCGACACGAAAGCCATACCAGCCGACCTGGTCGACTCGATTGGTGAGGGTTTGGAGTGCGCCGAGGGTTATAACGACGTGCAAGAGGTATTTTCTCGGGCATCGAAAGGCATTATTCGCTCCTGGAGGCCCTGGTCGAGCTTCGAAGAACGCCTGGC